AACGTGGCATTCAGATCTCCGGTAGGATTGATAGTCACAACAATGAATTCATCATATATACGCTCTGTACGTCCTACAGTCACGTAGATTCCTGGTTCAAGCCCTGCAGGAGGTGCGAATGTGGGGGAGAACGTGAGTACCTTAGTTGCTCCTGGAGAGTTCGATACAAGCTTAGTGATAACACTGCCTCCGTTATCAGATAGGGCTAATGCAACTCCTGTCTGAACATCTAACGCGAAGAAGTCAACTGCGGCAAAGACATCCGCCAAAGCGAAGAGGTCTACGGTAACCTCTTCGACTAAGACCTCAGCATCCAACGTAATAGACTCTACGTTACCTGCATTGAGTGTTATCACCTTAACACGTGCATGGCCATGTTGCAGAACCATAGCATCATGGTTGACTCCTACGTAGTCGCCCATGCGACATACAAGAGCTGCGAAGTCAACATCAAGCGAAAAGATTGTATCACGGAAGTACAGCTGTAGATGGTCATAAAAGACCCTGTTTCTAACCTTGGCCTCTTCGACAATCCCCTCTATGCTGATAGCCTCAAATATAGTAGCCCCTATCAAGGAACTGTCGGGAGCCGCCACATACATCTCATCTTCGTTGTAGTCGTTTGTAGAATCGCGCCAGGTTACGCGGAATGCGTGCGGACGTTTCTCGAAGGCCTTCATGAATGCAAAGTTGTTAGTGGTACGAGGACTAAATACCTGTACAGGAGTGTCTAACACGCTCTCACGGGAACGGTCGTAGAACACTCCCCATAGGTCAGACATACGAACCTTCGCACGCCCACATGCAGCGATAATGTTGGACAGTTCTAAGACTGTGCGACCATCTGCAATCATGTCTACAGTATGATTAAAGTAAATACACCATTGCCGCCAAGCGACCAAATTCGCTTCATCGATGACGTCACTTTCTAGAGGGTCGGCGTTGAACATACCTGCCCATACCTCGCGTAGATGGGGTGCTGGGTTGGAGGTAGCTACTAGTCCTAACCATTCCGTTCCGTTCCAATCATTCACAAGGCCAGATGCCAATACGGAAAACGCGTTGACCGCTTGATTCCTTGCTTTAATAGCCATAAGAGCCATATTCTTGCGAGCAATTGGGTGGGTATTGTAAACTGAAATAACGTTGACAATAACCGATCGGCTTGGACGATCGTCCTGGGAATATTGAATCGTAGCATTGCCTACCCAGATGTAGAAACCCCATGTGTCGTGAACAATCGTCCCCGCGCCTACGCCAGTAGTGTAGTTGGTCACGTTAAATGGGAACGTAAACCCCCGCTTAATTTGGACGACCCACCTCTTCCCTCTGGGGAATATCGAGGAGTCCAAGAAGATCTCCGCCGTAGATTCCGTCGTGCGAATCCCTTTGTCAGCTACCTTAGTATTAGTTCCCGAAGTAACCGGAGAGACCGCAAATGAGGAATCGGCAATCCACGGCAACATATCAGTCTTGGACCCATCCACTAGGTATTCCCCAGTAGCGGGCGGCCAATATTGAAATATCCTATTCCACCCTTTAGTACCTGTAGCAATAGTCGATACAGTAGGAGGAGTATCGTCCCATATTAGTTTAATTGCCTTCTTTAACTGTTGCGGACGGTTGTCTTCTAGGTGAAGCAGGGGCAGGTTGATATAGTCTGAGGAATCTTCAGGACGTATTCGAACCGCAAAGAAGATCGCCTGATTGGTAGCAGGAGCCGCGACGCTATAAAGCCCTTCTATCAATGCAAGCTGTATCCAAAACTCGTCGGGGTCAAGTTTGGTCTTGAGTGTAGTCCACTGAGGGCTGTCCTGATCAGCTGTGGCGTTATTCCTCATCTTGATGGAACTAGTTACTGGTTCCATCTTGTGGCGCGACATTTCTAGGTTGGCCTGTTTAGTAAAGCCATGACGAGTGATTAGTGAGATCGGTATATCCGTATCGAATCCTTGACGGGTTTCTGTCTGGATGTCATTGATGTCCTCAATACCTACGTCATCGACCTTGAGGTCAGAAAAGTCATGGGGACCTGCTAGCATGAACAGCGCTTCAACGACCGTATCTCCATCGTCGAAGAGCTCCGTAATAGGTTGGCACGCCAGTACGGGAAAGATCCTATACGTGCCAATAACACGCGGAACAGCTCCACCCGGCTCAATTAAATTACCACGAGCATAGGAATCCGCCTTATTAGTAACACCCTCGCCCCCAGTATCTGCAGATATTGGCGAAGGGGTTAGAGCCGACAAGGCAAGGGCGCCTGCCGCACCAACAGCAGCTGCCGCTAGGGATGCACCAAGGGTACCTGCACCGAAAGAGGCAGCTGAGAAGACGCCAGGGAACAGAGTGGCAAGACCGCCAGCCCCAATAAATCCAGTAGCAGCAACCAGCGCGACAGCCGCCACGATTAGAATGACGTTCTTTACCTTCTTGCTAAGACCTCCAGCAGGGTCCATATGCATAGTCAGAACAACTGGTTTAGCGTCGTTATACGGTTTCATTTTCACGTGCTGCCACATAGCACGGGGGACCACGTCGCCATTCATACGGACGATGCCAATCTCGAAGAAGCGATCTTCCAAATTGGGAACGGACTCTACCGCCTCCAGAATAGTCTGTCCAGAATTAACTGCTCCGCAATACATATCTGGGTAGATGGGATGTGGGCGGTACATAATAGGCACAGGGCGAACCTCGAAGGAATCACAGTCAACGTCAATGACTTCCTTGTACTCCGCCTTCTTTAGGTCTATTACTTTACCATCGTAACCCATACTTAGTACCTTATACTCCATTCAAATCCAAGGATTGTTCATGTCTAACGATACGACGAACTCGCCTACTAAGGAGGTCGTCGCGTCTGCGTTGATTGGTATCCATTATTGGGAGATGCATAACTCCTGCAGCGTCTTCTATGTGCATTACGTAGGGAGGTATAGTAACCACCCCTACATGATTGGACATCCACTGAAATCTTCCTTTGTGTTGCGCTAGACCTCGCAACACGCACATATCGAATGGCCTCATCTCGTTTAGGGGCACATCAATCCAAGGTCTGGCGACTGTATCTTTCTCAACCTGATCCGATACAGCCATCTGCTCCTGTGGACTCAGGTCATCATAGGAAGGAAGTACAATTCCTAACTCATGTTTATAGACCGAATATATTAGTCCCCAACAATCAACACCTTTGTAGTTCCTTCCCCCATCTAAGAAGTCATACAGCATGTATTTGCGGAACCAGGACGGATCTTCCTGGGCCGCACACCCCGCCGACCTCAGCGCGCGGGTCGCAGCTGTGTTGATCTGTTCTTGGAGCAGGTTCGCGCGAAATTGGGACGGACGCTCTAAAAATGCACTGTTATTCATTGTGGGAACAATCCTGGAAAGTTGGTCTTGCTTGCTCGTACATTGGGATAGATAAGCGTAGAATAGTTCTTACCTCCAAGCTCGGCCTCAATTGAGATGGCATTACCTTGGCAGTTCCGAATATAGAGGTACTTATAAGAGAACTCTTCTACGTCGGGAGCAGACCGAAGGATGACTGCCACTTTGGCTCGAAGTTCGTCTTTGATGGCTAGGATCTCTTGACCGATAATCCTGTCAATGTTCTGGAACCGGAGCTTCCCTCTAGGGACGGATTCGTCCTCTTGTGGAAGGATGAATTCAAATGGGAACGGGTTATATACCAAGCTATTGGAGGTAACTGCAACTGTGTCTGAAACAACCCTGATAGGGGTGATAAGGTCCTTGTGGTAAAGCGTCAGGAGCAGATGAATGTCCTCATCCGTTTGATCCATACGGGCAGCACGCCAAAAATTTGCACTTACATTACGGCTCATTAGGTAGTCTCAACTTCAGTAATCCCTGCCGTAGTAGCAACTCTTGCCGTATCCTCTTCGGTGCGCTTGACGATGTCTTTAGTGCTGCTGATGACGCTGGTGCGCAAGCGCTCGATAAGTTCGGCGTTGGTCATGTCGCGCTTGCCGCCAGCGCCATTCGGCACCTGCCCCCAATGGGCGCGCATACCGGCCTGGACACGGGCCATCTGTGCATCGGGTATTGTGATTGCGAGATTAATCGTTGCCATTGGCAGCTTCCTTATTTTGGGCGTTTACCGCCTGGGTGAATTTTTCGAGCAGTGTGACAACTTCCTGGCGCACCGCCTGAAGGCCTGCGCCTTTGACACCGGCATCCATGAGGCCAACACAGGCGTTGAGTTCTTCTTGCGTCAGTTCAAATTTGATCATTCTTTGCTACCCTACAATCCAGTTGGTGCCATCGCTGAAAACAGGCGTGACGACCGCGCCGCCGCCTGCCACCGTCGCTAAAAATGCCGGGGCCGTCGCATCCGTTACGTGGCGGCGCTGGCCCTTGTTTCCGGCGGCGGCTGCGGGAAGGGCCGCAACCGTTGTGTCATAAGTCTGAAGTATGCCGCGTAAAATTAGATCACGCAACACGCCGGTACCCGCATTTTCATTCAGGATTGTGAGAGCATTTGCCGCCCAATTAAAACCAAGCCGCTCATAATTTGCCGCGTCGGTAAAAGTATTGTAAAGCCTATATATTTGTGCATTAGCCGCGTTTCTCTGCGCCAAAATATTGGCGGCATCTCGTAATATCTTTAAATCTCCTCCTACGTCATGATTAAATGAAAGAGCCGAATTCGGAGAAATGGTGGAACTACCTATAATAAAATCCTGATTAAAAGCTAGCGAATTGACGCCGAGCCAACTAAATCGAATTGCGTTTGCATCGGTTGAAATACCGGCAACAAACGGCAATTCTGAAAAAACAAATCCGGCGTTCTGTACAGATAATTGCCCCGCTTTGCTAACGGCAAACTTACTCACTCCCCCAACCTGCAAATCCATCAGCAGTGACGCAGCGGCGCTTGCCGCGTCGGTGACGTTCAGCTTCCATCCGGTGAACGCCACGCCCGCATCATTCCACGTCTGGGCATGGTCGAGCAGCGGATTGTTCGTCGTTTCGGTGGCACCAGTGATCGAGGCCGAGCCCAGAATTCCGGTCAGCAATTCCTGCACCGTTATCGACTTGGTTAGAACAGCAGAGGTATCGACAATCGGCAGCAGGTCACTACCGGAAAGAGACGCGCCAAGCAGGGCCGTCAGCGCCGATATTTTTGTGTCAAGTAGTGCCGGCATTGTTATTACTCCGTATTCCTATTCCTATTCCAAAAGTATGCGGCCGTTGGATTCAAGTAGCAAGAAGAAGCCACCTTCACCAGGCAAAATCCTCAACTGCAGGTTAGCAATAAAATGGACGCCTACCAACCTGATAGCTGGGGCAGATTCGAACCGCCATTCCTGTAGGGTACCTTCGATTGGGTGGTCCATGTTGAAAGAGAGACCACCACGGCCACAATCGTTACGGTAGAAGCTTAATAGGGCAGCGCGTTGGGCTGCAGACATTGGTGGCGTTTGGGCATTAACTAAGGAGCCTGGATCAGATATAACCTTGCGTGTCTTTGATGGTCCCTTCTCTGTATCGAACTCGACCAAAGCATTGTCATCCTGCTCGTCAAAGCCGTCAACGAGACCAAGCTTGGGAAGTGTTGGAGATGTCCATGTTGGCATGTGGGTTCCTATTCCCTTCCACTACGGCCAGGACGACGTTGGTAACGTCCCTGCATAGCTGAGTCGAACCTACCTTTGGCGAAGCCTTGGCCAACTTCACCAATGACAATATCGGTAATGCTCGCGCCGCCGGATTTGCGTGTACGGGTTGTAACCGCTTGTCCGGTCGCGTTCATAATGTTGATGATTGGTGCATTGCTACTATCAGCACCTTGGACACGGACGCCTAAGTCGCCGTTCTTAGTGCGAGTCAGGGGCATTAAGGCCTCGTTACCTGCCTCACCCCCAATAGCCACCCCACTGCCCGTCTGAAATGCAGTTGCACCTTTGAGGAGACCACCGGCGCGCATAAACTCGACACCACCAGAGAAAGCTCCGCCTTTCCCGTAGATGCTTTTGCCCCCACCAAACATGCCACCTATGAAGGACCCGATCGTGTTGAGGAAGCCGCCACCGCCCAAGGTAGGCTTCTGCGTACCTGTATTGAAGATACCGTTCAGTAGTGGGTTCACGACTGCGAGGGTAAGGATCTCGCTGATGATCTTCGCGACCATAGACTTGACTATTCCAATGAACATTTCAGCATTGATCTTCCCATCTACCACAGCGCGACCGATCTCATCAGTCACAGCACGGAAAGCCTCGACGGCTGTGTTCTGGAAGGTTTCGAACATCTGCTGCATACCGGCGAATGGGCCCTCCATCTGCTCCTGCATTAACTTAAGGGTAGTGGCATACTGTAGTGCAAGAGCATTAACCTCGCCGAGGGGGACCTTAGCATCGACCAACCTATCACGGAAGTCTTGAATCTTCTTATTGACCTCTTCCTGCTTCTCAAACTGGCTAAACCACTGGGGGCCGTCAGCAGCCGCTTCCATAGTAGCCTGCATACGCTCGATCTCTTGTCTAGCGTCCCGTATCGCTTTGGTCGAGCGACTGAGCCCTTCTTCGGTCTCAGGCTTTACCTTGGGGGCAATGTCGCCGAACTCAGGCTTCTTTGAGATCTCAAGCAGTTTGAGAAGTTGGCCTTCATAGGTAGACATTGAGTTACCCAAATCAGCGAGGTCACGGGTAGCTTTGTCTGTCTGCTGACTGATGCTAGGAAGCATCTGGTCTAGAAGTTCATCGGTACCTGAAGCATCGAACCCAAAGGCCTTCATTGCTTGGCTGAGAAGTCCTTTGGACTTGTCGGCTGCGTGTTGGCCAAAAGTCTTACCGCCAAATGCAGGATCCCCACCAACACCGGAATTAAGGGTGGCACGGGCAGTCATCGTGGCATTGATTTGGATCTGAATTGCGGCGATCTGTTTTTGGACGTCGCTGATCAGCTGCTTCGTCGTATTACGGGAGGCGGCCTTCATACCTTCCTGAAGCTTGATATATTCATCGACGCTGGTAGATAGACTATTGTTGGTAGCATCTGCAACGGCATTGAACGAACCGCGCATAGCATACATAGCAGCTGTTACTGCCGCGATGACACTAACGAGTCGTAGCATTGGCATAGCGTTGGCTGCCGTATTGAAGCCTGCCATGGCCAGGGCGGCCATGGTTATGGCGCGTGCCAATGAGAGCATACCTGTTATGACTGACGGAGCAATGAATCCTAGCATTGCTACCCCCGCCAATGCAAGGTAGTATTGCATATTCTCAATGTTGTTCGTCAGATATTCAACAACACCCGTAGCCCCCTCTATGGCAGCTTTGAAGGCTTTGGAGTATCCAACGGACTGGTTCATTGCGTCATTGAAGAACAAGAGGGAGTTCTTGAACCGCCCCATCGATGCGGTCAGGTTGTCGATCTTGGCTAGGACGTCAACGCCGAGGATCTTTGCGATTGCCTGCGTAAATGGGATGAGGAAGTCTTCTGTAGCGACGTCGCCAGCCTTGATCATCTTGAAGAGTTCACGGGTACCTACACCCATCGCTTGCGCCGCAGCCTGAATGGCAATGGGCAACTGGTCGCCTAACTGCCCCTTCAACTCTTCTAACTGGACTGTACCTTTGGACATCATCTGAGAGATGGCTTTAAAGGATGCCTCGACGGCGACATTGCTCAATTGGAACTTTGCAGCTGCAACAGCTAAGTTCCTGAACATATCAAAAGCCTTGTCACCTTCTAAAGTAGTGTCCTTAGCAGCTGCTTTGACGAAAGACCATTGCTCCGCCAAAATACCGAAGTTGACACCGGTCTGCTGCGCAATTTCCTTTAAGCGGGCGAAGTCTGCAGAGGATTCCTGTGAAGAGCGAGAGAGGCCATCCAACCGCGCACGGATACGGTCGAATTGTAAGGAGGTCTCGACTGCTGCTTGGCCTAACTTGTAGAAGGCATACGCGCCTGCGGTAATCGACGCAAAGAAGGCTGCGGCTATGACACTACTACGGGAGATAATGGAGGAGAGGGCGGTGATACGACTGCCGACGCCGCTTAACGGGCCAAGCGCGAGAGTGGCGCTGCTGGTCATATCTTGGAGCCAGACCCTCATCTTAGCCCCATTCGGGGTAGGATCGAACGTTGTTAGTTCTCTCTTCAGACGTCCCATACGCGCTTGAAATTGTTCCATACTACGCTGATAGTGAAGTGTGGAGACCGCGCCTTGGG